AAGAAAGGATAGTAAATAATCTCCCCGAAGGAGCAGAAGAAATAGATGGAAATATGATTATTCCGTTGGATGCTACTAAGAATTATCCTAGTGGTGCAGTAAACAGAAATTATGGGAAGCCTCTTCCTGCTAATGAGTTTAGAAGAACAGGAGTATTTTATGGAATGGTTGGGGATGATACAGAAATGAAATCCTACAACTTCTCATACAAGAAAAAGGGCTGTATTGATTTCGCCCCTAATTGTTTTGAGTTCTTACACATGTCCGTAATTAAAAATGAAAACGGTCAAGATATCTACGGTTATACGCAAGTAACTCTCAATAGTTTAGTTATGAATAGTAGCCTAGACCCAGAGAATGAAGAGTATAGAGATATGAGCAACTATAACTTTGTAGAAGTTCTTACAGAAGTATATTCTTCTAAGATTACTGAATTAGTAGATATTGATAGAATGCATAATAATAATTCTATGCTTCCAGTAAAGGAAAGATATGTAATTACTGACGGTACAGTTTGTAATATGAACATGACTCCTTATGGAAATGGAAATCGTGTAATTAATATTACAGATTTAAATGCAGAGTTTGACTACGAAAACGGAAATAATATGACTACTTGCTGGACTCCAGAACATATCAATATTGATTTTGGTATCGGCAGTAATGTAATTGTTATTGGTAGAACTTCTCAAAGACAAACAGAAGAAGGACTACAGCCTATTACTATAAATGTCTCCGGACTACTTGTAGTAGAAAGAGTAGGTTCTCCTGTAGAAATAGAAGCAATCGAAGAAACAGACGACGATTGGTTCAGTTGATACTCCAAAAGCGTGGCGACGCTTCACATCGCAAGTGTAAGCATAAACTTGTGGAGAGGAATAGATGCTCGAATAGGTGCGAAGCCTATTCTTTAAAAGAGGAATAAAAATGATAATAAATGAAAGATATATAATGAAAGTAGGAAGTTATATCGCTGATATAACAAACGCTGATTTCATTACTATGAGAAAAAGCGAAAACGGTGTAATGTTAAAATTGCACTTTGGAACTAAAGAAATAAGATATGAATGTAAACTTGAGGTTGCCGAATCTATATTTACCACTTGGTCTAAATTTAGAGGAGAAATGGTTAATTTTGAGGAAATAGATATATTAGGTGATATAAATGGGTATTATTAATAGTAGTATGAAAAATGTAGAGAAAGATATACAGCAACAAAAGAAAACGATTTTTGGTAAAAAGCAAGAAGAGTTTAATTCTTCTTTTGCTGATTATATGAAAAAGAAAAGAGAAGCAAAAAATTCTAGAATGGTTTTAGGAATTTGGGGAGAACCTAAATGTGGTAAAACTGGTATTGCTCTAGATTTTCCAGATAGAAACATTTGTGTTCTAGACTGGGATAAAGGAGTAGATTCTACATGGAGGGAATGGCACAACGCTTCTGAAAAAATAGATGTATATTGTCCCATCGTTATGAATAAAGACAATGTAGTTGATATAGATAAGAGCGACGATAATTCTCATGCCTTTGTTAGATATGTTAGAGAAAGAATCGAAGGCGGGGATAATCCTATTTTTGTTTTTGATGGTGTAGATAGTTGGTTTAAGTCGTGCTTACTAAAAGTAAACCCTAATCCTAGAGTAGTTACAAAAGTAATGCCATATCAATATGGTGCTAGAAATAATATTTTCTATCACCTTTTAGAAACAATATACCAACTGAATTGTGATGTAATTTATATTACTCACGAGACAGAAAAATACCTAGACAATTCTCCAGTAGGCATGATGCCGGATTGGAAAGATTGGGGCGGTAAACTAGAACAAGAGATTTATTGTACTAGAAAAAGAGTAAAGGGCGAAATGCATTTTACGGCTGAATTAGTTGGTAGTAGGACTAATGGAAATCTAGTTGGTAAGTCTTGGACTGTTAGAGAAGGTAATCCTCCTAACATTAAGTGGAATGGTATTCCGGAATTACAAGAGGGTAAAATATGAGTGAATCTATATCAACAGGGGTTAGGTGTCGTGGCATAGTAAATAAGGGGCATGGTGTAAAAGAAGGCGATAGGTGTAAAATGATTATTTATACCGGAGAAAGATATAATCTCTGTCAAAATAAAAATAAAGATATGTGTAGTATGCACTGCGATTGTGAGTATTGCTCAAATAAATATGCTAAAACTAAGAATAGAGGTATAAGATATTCCGGAGAAATGAAGGAGACATCCAATGATTTCTTTTGGAAGGAAGATGACATTGTTAAGTTACAATGTTTGCTGCAAGCGATATCTGAAAAACACTCACTCAAGCCCTTTATCAAAAAGACAAAAGAAATATATCTAAAAAGAAATAAGATGAAAAACCTACAAGATAAATTATCTGTATTAGAAGTAGAAATGAAAAGATTAAGGAGGGAAATAAATGAAATTTGAAATAGATGCAAAAGAATTTAGAAATGCACTGACAGATATTCAAGGTAAAGGAAAGTATGGATTAAGTAATTCTAATCTAAACGATTTTGTTTATTGTTCTTTAGAGAATAATAATTTAGAATTGTGGAATGCTAATACTACTCTTAGCCTAAATATTAATTTGCAGGTCAACGGACAAGAAGAAGGGGAATTTGTTTTTGATGCAAAAGAAACTATACCCTTCCTAAAGAAGTTTAATGATAATATAGTTGTAGACGGTAAAGATGTTTTGACTATTTTTAACGGTGAGCAAAGTGTTACACTACCAAGAATAATCAACCATCCTAATTCAAACGCTATTTCTAGATTGAAAGGAATGCTGAACCATGTTTCTTATGAAACCCCCGAAGAATTATTTTTATTTGGGAATGGTAAGTTTGAAGGTGCTTTTACACTACATGCCGATTATTTCAAAGAAACAATTGATATGTGTGAATTGGTAAAAAGCGGTATCTATAAATTAGATTATACAGGAGAAGAACTAACTATTAGTTCTGAAAACACCCCTACAAATAAATATTCTAGAAACCTACCTATAACAAATAGTATTGGAGAAGCGGCCACTGTAGAGTGGTCTTCTCCTTTACATAAGTTTTTCAAAGGGGAAATTAACTTCTACATAAAAGATGAATTCCCCCTATTACTAATAGGAGAAAATAGAAAACTAATTTGCGCCCCCCATACTAGGTGAGTAAATGATAATTGATGTAATGAATGATAATAAAAATATATTTCTATCTTGGAGAGAAAACGGCAACAAAAGAATTGAAATAAAATCCTTTGAGCCATATTTCTTTGTAGATGATTCACATAAAGAAATTGCATCTTACCGACCATCTAAATATATTAAAAGGGATTTTAGATACGAAAGTGGGGATTGGTATTCTTTAGAAGGAACTAAACTAAAGAAAGTATATGTCGAAGAATATCAAGATATAAAAAAATCAGTAAATCTTTTTATGCAAACATGGGAAGCAGATGTTCCATATCATAGAAGATACGCTGTAGATAATTTGTCTGAATTACCAGAATACAAAATGCGTAAATGGTATTGGGATATGGAATGGCAACAAGGCGGGGAATATCATGGTTGTATTACTACTATTGTAGCGTATGATAATTATGATAAGCAGTATCATCATTGGGTTTGGTTTCCTAATAAATTCAAAGAACTTGAAAAGACAAAATCAAAATATGTTTTTGGTTCTGAAAGGGAAATGCTTCAACATTTTATGACTACGCTAACTGCAAAAGACCCCGATATGCTAATTGCTTGGTTTGGCCTACAGTTCGATTTACCTAAATTATTAGAAAGGTGTTGTGCGTTAAATCTTAACCCTTTGGTATTGTCACCGATTAAAAAAGTGGCAGATATTAAAACAACTAAAGATGGTTTTGAATTTAAAAATAAAGATGGTTTCTCGCCAATCTCTCAACCGATTGGTGGGAGATTATGTCTTAATTTAGATTTGGCTTTTGAAAGACAGTGGAATGATTCACAAAGAGGAACTTTGCCCTCTCTTAGTTTAGACTATATTTCAGAAAGTATTCTTGGTAAAAATAAATTAGTATCTAGTAAATTCCCCGATAAGAATGAGTTCTTTAGAAGGGCTTGGCTAGAAGATACAGAAACTTATCTTGAATATGCTTTGATAGATGTAGAACTAATGGTAGAAATAGACGATACTAATTTTTGTAGCGAGGCTATTATTGCCCTACAAAGATTACTAGTTGCACCATTTGATTCTTGCTTTTATGCTAGCCATATGTCTAGTATTTATTTCATGAGAAATGCTTGGTGGAAAGCCCCTACAGGACAGAGACCTAAAAATAGAAAGTGTTCTAGTTGTGGCTACATCAATGATAAAAAGGCAAAGGAATGTTCTAACTGTAAATCTTCTTTAACTTATCAAGGTGCTATGGTATATAATCCATTAAGTGAAAATACCAATGGACTTCATTTAGGAGTAGCGGCCTTTGACTTTGCTGGACTATATCCTTCAATGATATTGGCTAGGAATATTTCTTTTGAAACTATTAGCGAAACACCCACTGCTTTTGGGGCTAACTTAGCAACTCCCAAAGATTTTAGTCATAGTGATAAAGAAGATATGGTATATTTCAAAACGGATAAGTTAGGGCTTTTACCTAAAGCAGTTTTAGAATTAAAAGAATTAAGAAATGAATATAAGCGTTTGATGAAAGAAGCAAGATTAAGCGGAAGTGATGAATACCAAAAGTGGAATAATAATCAAATGGCGGTCAAAAGATTAATGGCTTCTTTTTATGGCGTTTTGGCTTTTTCTGGTTTCGGTTGGTCTAATGTTAAATTAGCAGAAAGCATTACTGCAAGTGCAAGAGAAGCAATTAGAAGTGCGGCATTTAAAGCGAAGGAGATGGAAGTTTGATAAGAAAATATATTCGTAAATGTATGCATGAAAATTATTTTCATGAATGGTTTATTCCTGAAGAGGAGAATAGGTATTCTCAAAGAAAACAAAGAAAATCAACATTAAATGAAAAGATTTTCAATGTGATTTCATTTCCGTTTTTCTTATTAATATATTCTCTTAATCTTTTTTGTTTAGCAATAGCACCCCTTTTATCTGTTACTTATGTATATACTATACCTATTGATGTAGTATTATTTTTGTTTGTTAAAAGAAAATTTATCCTCACAAGGGGCTTTACCTCTTGGGTGTGGGATATAGTTGAAATGATATTAAAGGATATGAGATTATATAACATAAACAGGTTAGACTATTACGCCTACAAAAGAAAACAAGAAAACACAATTAGTTGGAGTCTGCCAAAGGAGTTGAGAAAATATGATTGATAAAATTTTAACAAAATGGGAAAGTATTCCAATAGACTATCAATATGCGATAATAGTATTCGGTATAATCTGGGGTTCATGTTTTTCTGGCATAGTAAAATATTCTATATTAGAAGTGGGAACTAAAGAACGAAAATACAGTTCCCCACTTGATATGCTCATTAGTTTTATAGTATTATCAATAGTAGTTCCGTTGGGATTAATTTTATATTATATATTAATGATAATACCTTTAGGTTGGGTGGAGGATTAATATGTTAGAAACACATGTAGATGTAATAGTTTGGCACGAAGACA